GATATGCGTGGACTAGATGAATCTCCGCATATGATGTACGCTATGAATTGTCAACCTGGCGTAGAAGAAAGGATACCATCAATTATACACGTAGATGGTACATGTAGAATACAGACAGTAACAAGAGAACAGAATCCATTATACTATGACTACATTAATGAATTCTATAAACAGACAGGTGTTCCTATTATATTCAACACATCATTTAACTTAGGTGGCGAACCACTAGTAGAAACTTTAGATGATGCATTTAGAACTCTTGCAAATAGTGATATTGAATATTTGTATATTGCGGAACACGGAATTTTAGCAAAGGTAGAAAATGTTAATTAACGGCAAGGAAGCAAAAGATTTATCAGAATTTGATTTAGCAGAAGATCAAATGATTGTAATAGATGACTTATTCCCTCAATATGTTATCGAGCATGTTCATGATCAAGTTTTTAATACATACAGTTGGTTTTATGGACATACAAGCAACTATCCAGATGATCCAAGAACTGATGTAGGTGCAATACCAGATTGGCCGGAAGTCCCTGCACTCAAACAACAAATTTATCCTCCTAACAGTCCTAATGCACACGATGCATCTTGGAATATGATTTATAATGCAGTCGCACAAATGATTCCATTTGAATTAGAAATAGGAGAAATATTAGTTAACGGACAGCAATGGATACACAACACAGTTGAACATACTGATTGTCAGTGCGACAACGGTATTAGTTGGATCTACTATGTGAACAGAGAATGGAAAGAAGAATGGGGCGGAGAAACTGTAATTCAATTAGACGGCGAATGGAAAAAAGTTTATCCTAAACCAGGACGTGTTTTCTTATTCAAAGGCAAAATTCCACACCACGGAAATCCACCCAACGATTCATACAAAGGACTAAGAGCAACGCTTGTGTATAAAACCATGCGAGCGCAACCATTACCACCTAAACACCAACAACCTTGGAGAACGTAATGGAGCATCAAATGTGGAGTGTACCGTTCTTTATTGATACTGTTGATCTTGACAAAATAAAAGTTGAACATAAAGAGACAGAGCGTGTATGGTTAAGCCAAGTTGAATCTAGTTTTGGTAAAGAAAATAATGTTCCTCCCGAAACTTTTGATTATCTAGTTTCGAGATTTTTAGAAATACTACCACAAGAACTAATAGGAATGAATCCTCGTTTTGGAGAAATATGGCGGAACAAATACGAAAAAAACGATTGGCAAGATATACACATACACCCTAAAAGTCAATGGAGTTTTATAATATATGAAACTGTAGAAACTGGTAAAACTGTTTTTATGAATCCACTTTACAAATTAATACAAAATCAAATAGGTACAGGACATCCTTGGTTTCCTTTAGATTTTAGACCAGAATGTAAAAAAGGTGATATAGTAATCTTTCCGAGCATGATTGAACATTTTGTTATGCCAGGCAACGAAGGAACTACACTATCTGGTAACATTTATATGGACTATGAATGAAAGTTTTAGTAATCGGTGATATAATACTAGACAAATACATTTATGGAACTAGTAGAAGAATTAGTCCAGAAGCACCTGTGCCTGTTGTAACTTTTACAGAAGAAAAAACTACTATGGGCGGCGCGGCTCTTGTTTATGATAACCTAGTAAGTCTAGGAGTAGATGTTACTTTATGCAATACTGAGCAACCAAATAGTGTAAAAACAAGAGTAATTTGTGATGGACATTACATAACACGTATAGACGACGATAAGCAAGCTGATGGTGATGCTGTTTTACAAATAGTAAAGAAATCAGATTTTACACCATACGATTATGTCATCCTAAGTGATTATGACAAAGGCACATTAAGTAAAGCAGATAAAATTATTAGACATATTAACAAATTTGGATGTAAAGTAATTGTAGATCCAAAAACTGATATGTCAAAGTATAAAGATGCTTGGTTAGTAAAACCTAATGAAAAAGAAGAAAAAGAATATTTTAAAAATTGGAAAGGTAACATTATAACTACAAGAGCAAGCGATAATGTTACTGCTAAAATTGAAGATAATAATTATAATATACCTGTAGAAACTGTTGAAGTTGCAGATGTTACAGGCGCTGGCGATTGTTTCCTAGCAGGATTTGTATACGGACTCACAAAAGAATATAGCTACAAAAAATGTTTAGAACTTGCTGTAAAAGGATCTACTGAAAGTGTAAAACATGCAGGAACATACATATTAAAAAAAGATGATGTAGAGAATACAGTTGTATTTACTAATGGAGTCTTTGATATACTACATATAGGCCATTTAAAGCTTCTTAGACACGCTAAAACGCTTGGAAAACGTCTTGTAGTGGGTATTAACAGCGATAGTAGTGTAAAACGCTTAAAAGGCGATTTAAGACCCATAAACAATGAACAAACCCGCAAGGAAAGCCTCTTAGAGCTTGGTTTTGTAGATGAAGTAATTGTGTTTGAAGAAGATACGCCTCTTGAAACAATTACCAAATTAGAGCCTGATATTATAGTGAAAGGTGGTGATTATAACTTTGACACAGTCGTCGGAAATCATTTAGCAAAAGTTGTGATTTTCCCGACAGTAGAAGGGCATAGCACTACAAGGATAATAAATGAAGATATTAATTACAGGACATAAAGGGTTTATAGGACAAAATCTCATGTCCTATTTAGAAACAAAATACGAAGTTGCTGGATATGATTTCCATCCAGAAAACTTGCCTCTTGTTAAAGACTATGATTGGGTAATTCATTTAGGAGCCATTAGTTCAACTACTGAAACAGATGTAGATAAAGTTATATTACATAATTATGAATTTTCTAAGTGGTTGTTTAATCAATGTAATCAATATAATGTAAACATGCAATATGCTTCAAGTGCTAGTGTTTACGGAAGCACAACACATTTCAAAGAAAATGGACCTAGTGATCCTAGAAGTCCATATGCATGGAGCAAGTATTTGTTTGATAGATGGGTGACTGGTATACATCCAAAAATTATATTCCAAGGATTTAGATATTTCAATGTGTATGGTCCTCATGAAGAACACAAAGAAAATCAAGCAAGCCCTATTACTAAATTTACTAAACAAGCAAAAGAAGAAGGTAAAATTACAATTTTTACAGATAGTGAAAACTACAAAAGAGATTTTGTATGTGTTAGTGATATATGTGAAATACATGAAAAAATGTTTGACGTAAAAGAAAAAGGTGTATATAATATAGGAACAGGTACAGCGATAAGTTTTAAGGATGTAGCAGATTTAATTGCACAAAAGCACAATGCAGAAATTAAATATATACCTATGCCGGACAATTTGAAAAATCAATATCAAAAATTTACTTGCGCTAATCTTGAACGTTTAAGTACAGTTGTTAAACACAACTTTAAAACAGTAAAGGAATATATTAATGAGCACTAGTCTTTTTATTGTTGATGATTTTTTACCTAAGCCTGATATGGTTAGAGAACAGGTTGTAAACTTTGAATTTAATACAACTGGAGAATTTCCAGGAGTAAGATCTTTTGCGGCAGATGACGATTATCAGATGTATTGCAAAACAAGATTTGAAGATATAATGGGCGTAAAAATTACAGAATTTTTGATGGATAGTTTTTGCTGGCAGTTGTGCTACGAAGGTGCTGAAACTTGGATTCATAAAGATCCTAGCATGTGGGCAGGTGTTTTGTATCTTAATCCAGATGCTCCTATAGAAGCAGGCACAGGATTATATAAAGAAGTAAAAGAACAGGAATTTGAATTAGTAGATGCTATAGGAAATATATACAATAGACTTATATTGTATAGAGGAGATATACTTCACAGGAGTCTGTTATCAGGATTTGGTAATTGTAAACGCACAGGAAGACTAACACAAGTGTTCTTTTTCAATGTAAAAGACCAACCCGCTGGAGGATGGGAAGGATGATTGCAAATGGAAAAACATTAGGATTATGGCCTACTTGGGTTTATGAAGCACAAGTTGAAAAACACGATGAAATATATAAAGAGTTTTTGCCTTATTTAGATGACGAATCTAACTTTGACGAACCCTGGATATATGGTAGATGTAAAAGTAGTATTAGAAATAATAAGAATGATACATTTCCTTGGCAAACTTGGTTTGAAAATATAAGACCTTATACACAACAGCATTTTGATGATATGATGCCTGTGGTTCCTTTTAATATATCTTGTGAAGAATTCTGGGTTAATATTTACAAACAACATGACTATCAAGAAATACACGATCATGCATTTCCTGGTAGAACTATTAGTGCTGTTTATATCTTAGAATTACCCGATGGAGAAGACATAGGCGGAGAATTAGTACTAGATTGTCCTAACTACAACATAGTCCAATCATCCGGTACTGAAAGAATTTTTAATCAATGGCAATATCAACGTTTTATTCCAGAACTACAACCAGGCAAATTAATACTATTTCCTAGTTGGATACCACATTATGTACTGCCTAATAAAACAGATAAACGTAGGGCAACTATTGCCGCAAACTTTAAAATAGAGATAGCAGATGACAAAACTCAAGGGTGAAGTAGAAAAAGGATGGGGTAGCGAAACTATATTTGCTACTAATGATTTGTATTGTGGCAAATTATTAAACTTCCATACAGGTGCAAAATTCAGTATGCATCTGCACAAAGACAAAGATGAAACTTGGTATGTGTTAAGTGGTAAATTTGTAGTAAAAACTATTGATACAAAAACTGCTGATGTAAATGCTACTTCTTTGAAAAAAGGAGATACATGGCATAATCCACCTATGCTACCACACCAATTGCTGTGTTTAGAAGAAGGTACTATTGTAGAAGTAAGCACACCTGATAGTGTGGAAGATAATTATAGGGTAGAAAAAGGAGATAGTCAAAATGTCTAAAACACTTTTTATTGGATGCAGTCATACTATGGGCTATAGTGGTTTTATAGTTGCTGAAGATAAAAAACCTAATGTATGGGGCGAAAATAATTACGCAGAAATTTATAGTAAAGAATTTCATAAAGATGTAATTATTATGGCTAGTGCAGGTGCAGGTAACAGTGCCTTTCCAAGATTTCTAGCACATGCATTCAAGACATATAATGATATAGATGAAGTATTCATACAAAGCACTTATTGGGGGAGATTTCCTATAGTTATAAATCCTGATTTAGATGAAAAAGATATTTTTCCTTTAGATTTCTTTTTGCAAAAAGATAACTGTGATGAAAATATAGATAGATGGAGTATAAGTTTAAGCATAGATAACAAATACTTAGAGCATTATATTAAACCACAACCTCAAGACTGGGAAATTTTTAAATATAACAAAGATACAATACCTTGGATTTCAGAACCAGACACAAGGCGTAGTTCACACATGTACATGCAAATGTGGCATTATCAAAATACACATCTTATACAACAGGACTATTTTAAGGATATGGCATTGTGCGATATGCTATGTCATTATAATAATGTTCCTTTGTACGTATGGAATATAAATGATAGATGTTATATTCCTAAGGAATCAACTAATTTTTATACAGAATTGCGTAATACAAAATTTTGCAACCAAGATGCAATTAGTTTTTTAGATAAAAAATACAATAAAAATCATAAGAATGACACTCTCGACGGCGAACATTACTCAAAACACGTTCACGAGAAGATTGCTACAGACTATATATCTTATGTAAAGGATATACAATGAAAGACGACTACAACGGAATAGAAGAATATCCGCTTGCTTACGAAAAAGAATATTGTGAAGAAATAATCAAACACTTCGAAGTAATGGCCAGAAATGCAGTAACATACAAACAAGACAAACTTGAAGTGAATCAAGATGAACGTATTGTATTTGATTGGGCTCATACACAAAATCAATATCACTATGATTTCAAATTATGTGATTATTTCTACAAAAGATTACATGAAGTTTATACAACAGCCTATATGGAAAAATATCAAATGTTAAAGAACAGTGAGCAACATAGTCCTAAAGGCATGAGTATACAAAAATCAAAACCACATCAAGGATATCACGCTTGGCATGCTGAAGCCGCTGATATTGGTTCCTGTTCAAGAGTAATGAATTACATGTTGTATCTAAATGATGTAGAAGAAGGCGGCGAAACAGAATTCCTATATCAAGGAGTAAAACTTAAACCAGAAACAGGTAAGCTAGTCATCTTTCCAACAAGTTATATGTATCCTCACAGAGGCAATCCTATCTATAAAGGTGTTAAGTATATCATAACAGGTTGGTATACATATGATAGATAAGTATAAGGTTGCAAATGCGGCTCCTGCAATTCCTACAAAATGTGTGATAGGATTAGACAGAGACGGAGTAATTAACAAAGACATCGGCACATATGTGACTTCACCTAGTCAGTTTGAAGCAATTGACGGTAGCCTTGAAGCAATAGCACACATGAGAAGATTAGGGCATCGTATTGTTATCCTAACTAATCAAGGAGGTATAGCAAAAGGCCTAATGACTAACGAACATGTAGAAAACGTACATGAACACATGTTAGACCTATTCGGGCAAGCAGGTTGTCCGAGTATTGAAGGAATCTACTACAGCGAAAGCAGTCAGAAAAACGATATGTATGCAAAACCAAATGCAGGTATGTTTAAAAGATGTGCAAAAGAAATTCCTGGAGTAAAGTGGTCACAAGGATTCTTTGTTGGTGATAAAATGAGTGATCTACGTGCCGCTATTAAAGTAGGAGCAAGGCCTGTCTTAGTTAGAACCGGATATGGACTTGAAACAGAAAAACAGCTAAATAAGTATACATATAGGGACATTCGAAAGAAAACCTATATATTTGACGATTTAGCTGATTTTGCAAGCCAGCTTTAATAGGAGAAAAATATATGCCATACGCAGTTAAAAAACCGCATCCTACAAGGGAAAACGTAATGCTTTATCATACATGGGATCCTGATGGTGACGGTTACGAAGAAATTAGAAAATTCCCAGATGAAGCAAAAGCAAATGAATTTGCGGCAAATCATGCAGGTGCAATAGTAGTAGAAATTGGGTATGAAATTGATCAAACAGATGAAATGATTGCTGATAGATATGCTCAATCTATTGATCCTACAAAATCACAAGGCAGTGTCACACTTTCAACAAACACTGATCAAGATCATAAGTTCGAGCCAGGTGTAATTACAGCATTTACCGCACACGGTATTTTAGGTTAAGGATAACCTATGGCATTTCCAGTAGCTCCCGTATTCGATAGAATTAGACTAGTACCTCGTCCAACTGACTTTTTGGACAGGAATACAGGTGCTAGTGGTGAGCTGTTCTACGAAAAAGAAACCAAAACACTTCGTGTATACAACGGATTGCAACGTGGCGGGTTTGAAGTTGTAAGCGAAGAACGTTTAAGAATTAACACAGCAAACTTAGAAGTTGCAACTGTAAAATATTTGACTTACGTAGGTAACGATGGTATTTCAAACAAATATTTTTTCAATACTGACGAAACTGCCTTTGCTCCTGAATTAACATTTGTTGTAGGATATACATATAGGTTTGATCAAACTCATTATACAAATTTATTTTATCCTAATCAACAAGGAGGAACATTAAATCCTCATCCAATTAATTTTAGTGCTGATCAAAATAATACTGTAGCTTATACAGATAACGTAATTTATTTGTTAGACGATTCAGAAGTAGACAGTAATACATATTACAACAAATTCACAAGTGCAACAACTAGAGCAATCCAAATTACAATTACCACACAAACACCTACAACATTGTATTATCATTGTACAAACCATGTAGGAATGGGAAATGTAATAACCGTTGGTATGCCTGGTTCAGGAAGCGGTGCCGGAGGCAGTGCAAGTATTACATCTAGTGACACAGCACCAGCAGAACCTAGTGCAGGTGCTCTTTGGTATAATAGTGCAACAGGTTATTTGTATGTTTATGTAGATGACGGAGATAGTCAACAATGGGTGCAACCTGTAGCAGGGAATGTGTTTAGTGGAGTGTATGGAGACTTAGTAGGTATACCTACTTTTGCAACAGTTGCTAGTACTGGCGAATGGAATGACATCCAAAACAAACCGACTATACCTGCAACACTTACTGATTTAGGTATTTCAGACGGAACTGCAAACCAGGTTTTAACCACAGATGGTGCAGGCAATTTTACATTTCAAGATGGTGGAGGCGGTGGCCAAGCATATGATCAATCATTAAACACCACTGACGATGTGACGTTTGATGAAATTACTGCAACAACAAGTGTATCTGCACCTAGTGTAATTACAAATGGTGTAGGCGTTACAAACTTTACAAGTTCAACAAGTTTAACATTGTCAGCAACAGACGGCGTGTTCCTTTCTGGAATAGCAAGATCAAGCGAAATAATAAACACACTGACTGGTGCAACGTCAACAGTAGATCATAGTTTGAATTCAGGCAGTGTATGGAATCACACAAGTATTGCCGCTAACTTTACTGCTAACTTTACAAATGTACCTACAACAAACGACAGAACTATTTCTGTAGCATTGATATTAAATCAAGGTGCATCACCATTTCTTCCTAATGCCGTTCAAATCAACGGAGCCGCTCAAACTATAAACTGGGAAGATGCATCTGCACCGACACCTAATGCAAACCAAACAGATGTTGTTGTCTTTACACTTGTACGTACAGGCGGTTCATGGAGCGTGTTAGGGAGTTTAACAACATATGGCTAATGAAAAAGAATATGTGGTTGTTGTACATAGAGGTATAGATTTAGAAGCATTTGACGCAGAGCTTGCCGCTGAAACAGGTGCAGGACCAATTCCAAACAGAGCAGTAGAAGTAGCAAATCCTAGATGGGGATCAAAACGTATGACCCATTGGATGCTCACAGACGAAGAAGCACAAGAACTTGCAAACGATGAACGTGTATTATCAGTTGAAATACCCGTCGACCAAAGAGATGACATTGAAATTGGGCTTAATGCAAGCCAGTCAGAAGTTTGGTATAGAGCTTTAAGTACAGACAATAGTCACGTAAACTGGGCTCTCCGTCGATGCATAGAAACAACTAATATTTTTGCCGATACTGTTACATTGCCAGGTGATTACACATATCCATTAGATGGAACCGGTGTAGACTTTGTTGTGCAAGATAGCGGTATAGATCCCGACCAACCTGAATTCCAAGATGCAAATGGTGTTAGCCGTGTTCAGCAAATTGACTGGTTTGCAGGTAGTGGTATAGGCGGCGAATCACAGGATGATAATTTTTACACAGACTATGATGGTCACGGCACTCACTGTGCAAGTACAGCAGTAGGTAAAACTTTTGGTTGGGGTAAAAATGCAAGAGTATACTCCCAAAAACTAGCAGGACTAGAAGGTGCAGGCGATCCTAACAGTGGTATTAGTATTGCAAATGCATTTGATACAATAAGGATATGGCATAACAATAAAGCAGTAGATCCTGCTACAGGATTCAAAAGGCCTACAGTTATAAACATGAGTTGGGGCTACGGAACAACACGATTTGGCGATCCTACAGATGGAACTTATAGAGGAACTGCGTGGACCTATGGTGTTGATTACACAACTAGGGCAGATTTAGAAGCAGCCACAGGTGTTCCTAGAAATAGGATTACGTCTGGAGGTATTCCTGTTGCGGTTAGATTAAGTATAAGAATTCCTAGTGTTGATGCAGAAATAGAGGACATGATAGACGATGGTATTCATGTTTGCATTGCCGCAGGTAATAATTATCAAAAAATTGATAGCGGTGCAGGCAGTGACTATGCAAACGTAGTTAACTTTGGAGGTAATGTAAGTTATCATCAAGGAAGTTCACCTTACAGTACAAGAGCGTTCATGGTTGCAAGTGTAGACAGTTTTGTAAATGCATCTAACGAAGAGAAGCCAAGTGTATTTTCAAGTAGAGGTCCAGGATGTACCATTTGGGCACCAGGTAGTAATATAATGGCCGGCACTAGCAGAAATTATGATAATACTAAGTTTAGCCCAATAGAATATTTTGGCGATAGCAATCATTTCCAAATGTCTATATCAGGAACATCAATGGCGACACCGCAGGTAGCAGGTGTGTGTTGTTTACATCTACAAGTATTTCCTGATTTATCACCTGAACAATTACAACAACGTATACTTGGCGACACACAAAATGCTATGGCGACAACAGGTTCAGACACAGATTATGACGATGTTGAAAATACATTGCTAGGGCAAACACGACAATTTTTATACAGCAAGTACAATCAGGAAAATCCGTGGACACTTACAGGTCCTTCGAACATATCAATAGGAAGTTAACATGCCACGTCTTACACAAGTAGCAGGAATAGGAAAAGGACCAAGTGTGGCCGCATTTGTAGATCCTACTATGGTAGTGGGCGGTGATACTACTACAGGTCCTGTAAATGAAGGCGCTACTATACAAATACAAATTCTTACAACCGGAATACCCGACGGAGCAACCATAAACTATAGTGCTGCCAACACTAATTCTGTAAGTGTCGCAGATATAAGTTTAAGTTCATTGAGTGGCACTATTTCGCCTACAGACGATAAAGCAAATTTGTTTATCACAGTAAATGAGGATTTGACTACAGAAGGTTCAGAGGAATTAAGATTAACTTTTAGTTATAGCTACACGCACCCTGATAACGGTCCTCAAACACTAACCGTAACTCCTAATGGCGTTATTATTAATGATACAAGTACAACACCAAGTGTTCCTACATATATCCTCAACAGAAGCACACAGTTTGCAAACGAAGGTGAAACTTTTGATATAACTTTGGTTACTGCTAACGTTGCCACAGGCACCACAGTGCCCTACACAATTACAGGAGTTTCCAGTGCTGATATAGGCGGAGTAAGTTTAACCGGCTCTTTCGTTACTGGTACAACAGACACAGTAACGTTTAATGTCACAGCGGACGCAACCACAGAAAATTTTGAAACATTTAATCTTGCACTCGATAATGGCGAAGATAGCATTACTGTAACTATTAATGATACAAGCCTCGATCCAACATATACTGTTAGTGCTAGTGCATCATCTGTAAACGAAGGCACTAGTTTTACTGTTAATCTTACAACCACAGACGTACAAGACGGAGTTGGTGTAGCATACACAATTACAGGTGTATCAAGCGCAGACATAGAAGGTGCTTCTCTAACGGGAAGTTTTACTGTTAATAACAATGCCGCTAGTTTAACGGTGAACACTAGTGAAGACGTAACACTAGGAGAAGGTGATGAAACATTTACACTATCTCTTAACAATGGTGCGGATGACGTAAGTGTGACCATTGTTGACAGTAGTGTAGATACAACTCCTACATATACAAACTTAACATTACAAACGGCAACATCAGTTAACGAAGGTGGTACATCAACTTTTAGAATTACAGGGAGAAACATTGCTCAAAACACAACAATAGATGTAAATCTTGTTGGAGTCACAGGCACAGTAGCGGCAAATGATTTCACACCTTCTGGAGTAACAAAAACAGTAACCTGGACTGGGGCAAGTAATCCTATAACACAATCGCAAGACTTTACAATAACATTATCTCAAGATGAAATTACAGAAGGTGCAGAATCTTATAAATGTGTACTAGCGGCTACAGACAGCAACGGCACTTCAACAGGAGATTTAGAATCTCCTACAGTAACAATAGGTGATACTTCATTAACACCTGTAACAGGACAAGCAGAATGGACAGGACTAACAACAGGTAATTTATCAACCACTTGGACCGTTCCAGAAGGTGTTACAAGTGTTAGCATGTTATGCATCAGCGGTGGTGGCGGTGGTGGCGGATGTGCGGCCAGTTTTGGACCAGCCGGAGGCGGCGGCGGTGGTGGCGGCCTATCATATGCAAACAACGTTTCTGTCACTCCAGGAGAAACATTAACTATACAAGCAGGCGGTGCTGGCGCCGCAGGAACTAGAGGTAATGATGGTGGTTCGGGTGGAGACAGCCATATACGTAGAGGAGCTACCTATCTATGCGCTGTAGATGGCGGCGGTCCAGGCACAGCAAGTAATACAGGCGGTGCAGGTGGAGGATCTGAAGGTGTAGGAACTAGATACGCCGGTGGCGCTGGAGGCACAGGCCAAAACTATTCACGCGGTGGAGGCGGTGGCGGCGCTGCCGGATATAGCGGAAACGGTGGTGCCGGACAAAATGGTAGTTCTTTCAATGCTGGCGGAAATGGTTCCGGCGGTGGCGGAGGTGGTGGAGGATCATGTTCTCAAAGCCCTGGACAAGTCGGCGGTGGCGGAATACAAAACAAAGGTCAAGGAACCAACGGTGTTGGCGGTAATTACAATAATGATGGCGGTGGCGGTTCTGGTGGAGAAGAAGGACAAAATGGCATAGGCGGAGCCTTAGGTGGCGGTGGCGGTGGCACTTACTATACAGGTAATCCGTCACAGGGTAATGCATCTCGTGGTGCGCCAGGCAGTGTAAGGATTATATATCCGGGTAATAGTAGACAATTCCCTAGCACTCGTACAGCAAATGAAAATGTAGTAACAGGAACATATGATACACTTGTAGCAAATAAGACATCAGCTACTGAATGGCCATTTACAGTATCAAGCGAGATCATAACATTTACACTTACAACTAGCGATGTTCCAGCAGGAACTACTGTAGGATATACTTTTAGTAATATCCAAGGAACTGTAACTGCGGATGACTTTATCAACAGAGATACTTTATTCACAATTCAAAGTGACGGAACTGCTACTGTTAGTATGCAACCAACAGGAGATTGGGCAACAGAAGGTACAGAGATATTCAGATTACAACTAGCGGCAACTGATAGTGTAGGATTTGAAACTGATGGATTACAAAGTCAGAATGTAAGCATTGTTGACAATTACCCTGCTACTGTTTACAATAGCATAAGTTTAGATAAAACAAATTACAATGAAGGTGAAACTGTTACTATCACAGTGAATTATACAAACAACACAGACAAAGCAGTACAAGTTGGCTATACTGCAACCACAAGTAATGGATCGGGCGATTTAGATAACACATATGGAATGTTATATTTGTTAGACGGTAACACATATGAAGGACCACCTTATGACGGAAATAAAACTGTTATCCTTGAAGATCTAACTACAGAAGGAGCAGAAACTCTTACTATTACATTGAATGACGAAGATATGAATGGTAATCCGACCAATAATAGATCAGCAACAGCAACTATTAACGATACTAGCCTAACACCAAGAGTACCTGGATCAAGCCTTGTAGGAACAATAGATGAACCTACATACGGCAATACTTATTTTGGAGTTGTAGCAGGACAATCTGGTGCTTGGGGATATACTCTTACTGGAGATAATGATATAGTAGTTGTATGTGATCCTTTACATAATTCAACTGCTACACCGGCTTTTTCCGGTGTAGGAGCAGTTTACATCTACAATAGAGCAACACAAGCCATGGTAAATGCAATAAAAAGTCCTTATGACGATCAAGCATATAGATTTGGAAATGATGCAGTACTATTGGAAAACGATTATGGCGGAAAACTATTGTGTGTTACTGCTCCAAGATTTAAAAATACCTCAGGATATTTTGAACCTAAAATGATGGTGTATTACTCTACTGATAATTTTGCCAGCTATACTTTAACCCAAACAATTAGTTTATTTTCAAGTAACCAGACCGTTACCTACGGAGGTAATGTAATGGGATTCGCAAATGACAACTGGATAGATGCTGATAGAAATTGGCTAATCATGGCTTTTGATGACTATGATAACCAAAATAATTACAGCCAATCAAACAACCATGCAAAAATTTATAGAGTTTCGCAAACTGCTCCTTACAATACACTTACATTAAGTACCACAGTGAATAACGAGTCAGCTGGTATGTATCAGGCTAGTATAAGCCAAGATGCGGCAAATGCAGTCATAGGTAACACAACATTTGATTACACAGCAGGCTCTACCTCATATCTAGACGTAGGCATACAATATCAAGCATCCAAAACAACCGGAGCTACAAGCAATTTCAAAAACGGATTCATTTATGCATCAGGGCAAACAAGTAGTTTTGCTTTTGGTTCTTGTGCTCATGCAGGTAGTCATTTTGTTGTACACTCTGCCGGCGACGACTATAGTGGGAATACAAATGCAGGTAGATTAAGATTTTTTAATTATTCAAACGGAAGTCTTGTTACAACTCGAAACAATCCGTCAGCAAATTCAGCTAATACTCCGGCTGGAAATATAGGCTCATTACAAGCAACAGGACGATCAGCAACTGGTAAAAATTGGGTAGCTGCCTTATGGACTAACTCATTTGACAGTACCCTTAATAAGGTTGCTATATATGACGCGGCAGGGGTGTTACAATACACATTAAATTCTCCCGGCAATCAAACAGTTGGATTACAAACATGGAATCTTAGATGGGGTGAGAAAGTGCATATCACCGAAAATTATGCGTTTATTCATGCTGATGATGGCCAAGGGTTTGGCATCAATAGGATATACATATATTAAATAAATACGTAGAGAGGTTATTATGGCAATAGATTTTCCTAATTCACCAGCACTAAATGATACACATATCGTAGGTAACATCACATGGACATGGACTGGTAGTGCTTGGGCAATACTAAGTACATCAGGTGGCGGAGGAGGAGTTGGCACACAGAATACCTTTGCAACAATAGCAGGCGACTCAGGAAGTGTAGAAGCATCTAGTCCAACAGATACTCTTACAATATCTGGAGGCACAGATATCTCAACCACAGTAACAGGTTCAACAGTAGAAATAGCATATACTGGATCTGGTGGAGGTGGTGGAGGTGGCGGAGGTGCATCATCTCTCAATGAACTGTCTGATGTAAATGTATCTGACCCACAAGAAGGTGAAGTGTTGAAATACAGTGCAGGGGAATGGACAAACGGTACAGACGCTACGGGCGACGGTGGTGGAGGAGGTGCAAGCAACTATACTGAGTTAGGTGATGCACCAGTCGGACACACAGTAGCAGAATTTTATGAACATGCTATTGCAACATTAAGAGTTAATAATGTAAACGCAGATTCATATACGTTTAATAGTCATTACAGCGGAGACAATCCTACAATCTATGTTATAAGTGGAACAACTATTGCTTTTGATTTGTCAGACATCAGCGGACATCCTTTTCTAATACAGGACTCAACAGGTACAAATATTACTTCAGGTCTTGTACATATTTCAGCAGATGGTACGTCAAGTTTTAACACAAATGCACAGGGTAAAGACAGTGGTGTGTTATATTGGAGAGTGCCAGAAACACTAGCAAGTCCTCCAAACTATAGATATCAATGCCAAAGCCATACTGCTATGGTAGGCCCTATTACTATAAAACGTTTAAGCACCCTTTAAGAAATTTTTCAACTGAACACGCAAATTTGTTAATTCAACTACATTAGATCTAAGTGTGTGCGGATCAATATTTCCATCATTGTTACTTGCATGTCCTTCGTCAATTAAATTAGCTTGATGTATGATGTCGTTTAATAAAGTTTGAGCATGTTGCTTATTTTTTTGAACTAAGACTCTATTGATTTGATTTTGAAACTCTTGTAATTCTGTTATATATTTAGGATCCTTTGATAATTTTAGCATTAATCTTCCTTTTTAACAGGTCTAAGTTGGAAAAAATCACCTTTGGTATCTCTGTTACTTGTTTGTGTGATACTTCCACCGTCAACTAAACTTTCTAATCCTACAGGCATACATGGAGGAACATGAAACACACTACCTTCTTTCACATCTTTTTCATACAACATTCCGTCTGTTGTGTCAATCCAAGCAATCTTAAAATTACCTGTGTTGACGAACCAAGTTTTTTCTGTTTCTTTATGAAAGTGCATGGGCAATCCACTACCTACACTATCAAACACTAAGATTTTTGATACATAATTATCTGTTTTAGCCCATAATGCTTCATACCCAAAATCACTTTTTTCTACATTGTTGCTCATAATAAATCCATTACTTTAAATACGGTTTCTAATTTTGTTTGATTAACTTTGTTTGTAAGAGTATTCTTCAAACCATTGTGCAATGGTTTAGGCCAACTTTTAAATGTAGTCCACGCATATCCATTGTGTTCTCCATTTAATTTTGGTATAAACTCTTTGTCAACAACACAAAGGTATGTATGAAATTGGAATTTGCTGTCATTGCTTATAAAAGTTTCTAACGGAACAGTTTTAATGATATCTATTTTACCAATTTCTTCAAAAATTTCACGTTTCAATCCTTCCCAAGGAGTTTCTGCTTCTTCATTGGTGCCTCCGACAAGCCCCCAAACGTCTTTTGCTCTACCTTGTGTTCTGTGTAATAAAAGGAATCTTTTTGTTGATCGTGCATAGACCAATGCACCGCTACATACAATTTGTTTGTTCATACAATTAATTATCTTAGAAATTCAAATACCAGGTTCCAACTGGATAAGCACCATCGTATGCTAGGACCCATTCATCATTGGTATATTTGTATTGTTTACCTGTGTTAAGATTTGTAGTGTAAACAACTGTGCTGTCATCTTCACTTGCATCAAAAATAATGTGCCACCGTGTTCCATCCCATTCAACTATGTCATTTGCACCTGCAATTAAGTCTGATCCGTCAGCATTTTTCCAAGCGTCTGGTCCGTCATAAGCACTATCTCCTACAGAATCGCTTGTGTTTATTGGTTCTAGTATTAGTATCCTTGCATTGCCTGCTTTTATAGTATCTGGATTTGTTTTGTACGGATTTATAATGTAGTCTATTTTGTTTCTATTACCTGAAGGACCTGACATAATTGTATCTGCAGGTAATGTATCAGTATCCCAATTTATAGATAGTTCATATTCATCTAAAGGATTAATAGTTACTGTGCCTACTATTTCATTGTCAAGATCTGATCTGCGTAAATGTAGGTTTGTTACGCCAGCATTAAAATTAAATGGTAAAGATTTTATGTAACCAGTCCATGTTTCTGCACCTACAACTCCTTTACCTACTAGTTTGGCTGTATTTCCTAAAACTAGCAATTCATAATTATCATGACTTGTATTCACTGTGGCAGTTACATCTAATTTTACTATACCTTCATTTGTAATCTGTTCTTCTATTTCTCCTGTACCAGCTGTGGCTATTCTAATATTTTGTGCATTTTCAGGTTTAGGAGTGCCATCATATCCTTGTATAGTTGGACGCGATAAGTCTAAATCAATTGTGCCTTGTGTTTCATTGAATATACTTGTAATAACCTGTGTAATTACGCCTAAACGTTTTACTTTTACAGGTGGGCTAATAAAAATTGGTGTATTAAATGTTAGTGTAGCAACATCAATTTCGCTATCAACACCTACAGGAACACTTTGACTGCTAAAGGTTATATTTTCTAAATTTACTACACTTAAACTTGTCCAATCAATATAGTTGTCAGTAGTTTGTATTTCTAAACTGGGATTGAAAAGCATTAATATTTGTTCTAAAATTTGTAATTTTTGGTCCGTATTTGAGCTCCATACATCAACATTGACTGTAAGAGTGTAAGGAGTTGGCATTAATCTTTCTACAGTGTAATTTTTTCCTTCTTGATCAAGATATTGATTTCCTACGCTATCATACTTTTGTTCGCGTATGTTTACTTTGTTTACATAACTGCTATCTGCTAATCTATTTGTATCCATTGACAACCCAGTGATATAAACAGCCATTCTTGGTGCGCTTGGAACTTTGTTTTCAGAATTTTCTCTTATAATGTTTGCTACTTGCCTAGTCAAATCTCCATACATAACAGGTATCTGAGTTAAGTTACCCTTGCCGTCTTTGTATGAAAAATTACTCATCATTCTTACAAGTTGAGTAATATATCTCCTAATCTGACCATCATAAAAATGTTGCATTATTCTTTATCCAACTTTGGTAACACAGCTCTTCTATAGTAGAAACTTTTAGCACTAATATGTATTCTCAAAGGTTCGTTAGGAACTTGTTTTGGTTGTGCAGGTCCTACTGTTGTAACATGTTCTCTTGCACCAACTAAATCAATTATCATTTGTTTTAGATCATCATAGTCACCTAAACTAACCGGAAATCCTTCGTGTAAATTATAACCAAAATTGTCTTTACTAGGGTTTTTGGTGTTTATTTTGACGTCTATATCTAATTCTTTTTTAATGTCGTCAATAGTTTCTGACTTGCCGTTTATTCTTGGGTATGTAACTGGAAAAGTGAAAGAAACATTAGAAGGGAATTCTGGATCTTTGGTTCTCGGCAAATAATAATATCCTTGGTCTATCATAGCATTAGTATTATATTTTAGTCCTTTGAATACAGTTTGTTCCATGGTGTTAAGAACAAGTCTATGCAAATCTAAAGTATTTTTCATTGCGAGCTTTTCAACTTCATTTGGTTCAAACGCATCAGGAGTGCCTTTACCAGACACTTTTTCTTGTTCAACATTATCTGCTTGGCTGTCAATTTGTGCGGCTTCTTCGTCTCCAACAATACCCCAACTAACAAAAGTTTCATTGGGTTTTGCTTTTTTTGCGGCTCTAATTACACGTTGTTCAAAATCTGGTCTAGTTGTTAAATTTTGAGGAACATTTTTTATGGTTATTTTTCTACCGCTTTTGAACTCAACAGCAATAATTACCTTGCCCGTATTTTCATTTAATTTAAATTTTATTTCTTGCCATTTCATTGTAATTCTTCCCAATCAAATTCTTCAACATTGTTATCTTTTTTATCTTCGTCTTCAGGATTAGTTCCTGTGCCGTTTGCATCATTATCTGCTGTTTCTTCGTCACGTTCTTTTTCTAATCTCTTAAGTTCTTCTTCACGTTCTTTTTTCAGGCGTTCTGCTTTTATACGTGCTTCTTCTGCTTCTTTCTGTTTTTGTTCTTTCTCGATACGTAGACGCTCTGCTTCTGCATCTGCTTTTGCCTTAGCTTCTGCATCTGCTTTTGCCTTAGCTTCTGCTTTTGCCCTAGCTTCTGCTTCTGCTTTTTCTCTTGCTTCTGCTTCTGCTTGCAGGGCTTCTTCTCTTTTCTTTTTTTCTGCTTCTGCTTTTGCTGCCGCTTCTTCTTGTGCTTTCTTCTCTGCGGCTATGCGAGACTTTTCAGCTTCTAGATCTGCTTGTTCTTGATCTTTTTGAGCTTGTATTTGACCTTCTAGATCTTTACGTGTGTCTGACCCAACTACCTTTGCAAATCCTGGATTACCATCTAAAAATTCAAGTGCGCCCTCGTAATCACCATCCTGTAATAATTTATTAAACTGCTTACCTTCTTTAGCATACTTCGCTAATTCTGAAGTTTTACCTTGATCTGTTGTACCTTGTCCTGTTGTATTACCTTGATCTGTTGTACCTTGTCCTGTTGTACTACCTTTACCAGGAGGAGTATATCCAGGAATTCCTGAGCCGTCTTTTACGCTACCTGTACCTTTACCTGTTCCAGCACCTGTTCCATTACCTGTTCCAGCACCTGTTCCGTCACCTGCACTACCGCCAACATTACTATTACCAGATGCAATATCATCATCACCTGCTACTGCATTAGGACACATGCTTGGTTTTAAAAATGGTACAGACCCACCAGTAACATAGATTTTTCCATTTCGTAAATCATCATATCTAATAGGATAAACTGTTTTACTGAGTAATTTTGCAAGAACATTATGTCCAGTGCTTTGTAATTGTTTTACCATTTTATCCTGCAAGGATTTATCATACTTTACAATCATTTGTCTTACGCTTGTAAGAGCTTGATTGGCCATATCTAAATGATATTTTTTCGTTTGTTTAGATTCTATATCACCTTTACAATAAGCATCGAAATGTTTAGTTATTGCTAAAGCTAAATTATTCAGTTTAATTTCTTCTGTCATAAATTCTTTATATCTCATTATTCATCCGCCTTAGGTCTAAGTGCTTCGGATAAACTTTGTCTTTCTTTTACAGTTTCTCCGCCAATTGTATTTGTAGTTGAATTATTTATAAATGTGCCTTTTTGATGCAATCTGTTAGTTGATTGTGTCATTGTCATACGCACATTATCCTCTTGTTTTACCCATCTATTACCATCATATCTAAACAATCTGTTAGGATTAAAATCTGTTCTAAGGAAGTAATCACCTTCTGACTGATTGGTCGGAAATGATATTCCATGTCCAAATTCTGCTCCATTTGTAGGAATGCCGTCTCCTAGCAAGTATCCGTTATAACCTGACTTATTTGCAGTTTGCATTGTATCAGGTATATTATCGTCATCTGTATCAATAAGTTCTGTATTTCCATTTTCATCTAATTGCAAACTATAGTAATGGCTTGTATCGTATCCTGATTTTGCGGCATCTGCTTCTGCTTGTTGCACAACTGCATTATTAATCTGCATTTCTTTTTCATATGTGCTTAACATTTTACGCAGTGTATCATCTCCTGAAGCACTTTCATCTGCAGGAAGATCTAAAATTTCTTTGTATTCTTGTCCGTCATATATTTGTTTTAATTTTAATCTATATAAGTGCGGATACCAAGTTTGTGAAAACCCTTCTGCGGCTCTGTTTACATCTTCAACTACATAAAAACGCTTCAAAGCATAGGACAAATCGTTTATTGCATATTCGTCCTTAAGGTGAGGTAACTCTATAACATCACCTGATATAATTTTTCTACCAAGTGTTTTTACACTGCTATTGATATGCACAGTCAAAAACAAAGTATCATTACTTAAAAATAATCCAAACTGACTTAAATTGAAATCAATATCTTGGACGTTATATATGCCTCTCATGGTATATACATCTGGATCGTATTTTCTATCTCTATTTTCTAAAAACAAAAGGTCTTGTATATTCGTCTCTGCAACAGCATCATATCTTGGCTGATCAGCAGTAGCATTTTCTTCAGTAGGGTTTTCAGCCCCTAAAAATTTATGTATATTGATATCTGTGCCGCCAACAGTAAACATTTCATAAACTTGCTTGTCTATAAAAGAATAATCGTTGGTTTTTTGTGGTCTATATAAACTTAATCTAGGCATATACATATTTATCGTTACTAAACAATTACGATAAATACTACGGAGACTATAAACATGGCTATTCAAAAACAAGATATATTCGATTATGTACATTCAATGCTAGGCGGAGGCATGGTTGATGTAGAACTTGATCCTGTGCATTATGAAACAGCTCTTACAAAAGCATTAACACGTTTCAGACAAAGATCAGATAATTCGGTTGAAGAATCATATTTTTTTATGCCAACTATAATTGATACAAATGAATATACCTTACCCAATGAAATAGTAGAAGTAAGGAAAATATTTAGACGTAGTGTAGGTAGTAGAACTGGCGGCGGCGATGGCGGCAGTATTTTTGAACCATTCAATTTAGCATATACAAATGCTTATCTCCTTTCGAGTAGCAATTTAGGTGGACTTGCAACCTATGATATGTTCAGCCAATATCAAGAACTAGTTGGACGTATGTTTGGATCTTTTATAGAATTTAAATGGAACTCTTATACTAAGAAAATTACATTATTACAACGCCCTAGAGCAGAAGAAGATCTTTTATTGTATTGCTACAATTATCGTCCAGATGAAAATCTCATGAACGACTATCTTGCTCAGCAATGGATAAAAGATTACACACTTGCGGCATGTAAGTACATGCTAGGGGAAGCAAGAGAAAAGTTTGCTACTATTGCTGGTCCACAAGGTGGTACAAGTTTAAATGGTGGAAGTCTTAAAGCAGAGGCACAACAAGAAATGGAAAAACTAGAACAAGAAGTTATACAGCAAGTTTCTGGCGGTGCAGGATACGGTTTCCTTATAGGTTAAAAATCACTTGACAAATACAAAATAATATTCTATAATATATAAATTATGGAAGGTATTTTATGATTATTGGTATTTGTGGTCTAATTGGTAGTGGTAAAGGTACTGTTGCTGATATATTAGTTGAACAACATAATTTTACAAAAATAAGTTTTGCAGACAAATTAAAAGATGGCGTTGCAACCGTTTTTGGTTGGGATAGAGCTATGCTTGAAGGAGACACCGATGACAGTAGAGAATGGCGAGAACAAGCAGACAAATTCTGGTCAAACGAAACTAATGAGCACATTACCCCTAGATTGGTCCTTCAAATGTTTGGTACTGATTGTATGCGTAATGGTTTTTACGATGGTATTTGGGTAAGTCTTGTAAAACAGCAATTATTACAGGATACAACAAAAAACTATGTAATACCTGATGTTAGATTTGTTAATGAAGCAGACATGATACATAATCTCAAAGGACAGGTATGGCATGTAAAACGTGGTCCTGATCCTGTCTGGTTCAGAATGTACCAAGATATTGGCGTACAACCCAAAGACGTACATGAATCAGAATGGCGATGGGCAAACGTAAATTTTAATGCTATTATAGGAAACAATACAACTATAGATGATCTCAAAAGTCAGGTATCAAATCACCTTGCTTCCAGCGAACTCCTTGCTTCTGCATAAGACGTTGACAGTTAGCACAAATTGTTTTTAAATTTAACGGGCTACAATTATTCAGATCCCCATCTATATGGAACACATTAAACTGTTCTGGATGTTTGCTTTTATATCCGCATTTTTCACACACATCTTTTTTGACGTATCCTCTTTGCTTCCATTTTGGAATGCCAGATCCAACTCCATTGCGTAAACATTTTTCGCATAATTTTCTATAATATATTTTCTTACCTTTTCGGTAATTTATAGCCGCAGGTCTATGTCCACATTTACATATTGGTCTCATATTGTATTTACCTCACCTTTTTGACCCCTTTTTGATGGTGATATCTTATACCTTTTTCAAATAATATGCTAAATATATGTAGACACAAAGATTCCAACAGGAGAAAAAATTATGGCTTTAACATCACCAGGAGTACAGGTTAGCGTAATCGACGAAAGTTTTTACACTCCAGCTGAACCAGGTACAGTGCCTATGGTATTTGTAGCTACCGCAAGCAACAAGCAAAATGCGGCAGGAACAGGTACAGCACCAGGCACAACAAAAGCAACGGCAGGAACGCCTTACTTGCTTACATCACAAAGAGATTTAGCGGATACATTTGGAGATCCAATCTTTAAAACAGATACTAACAACAATCCAGTACATGCAGGCGAACTTAATGAATATGGATTACAAGCGGCCTATTCATTGCTAGGTGTAAGTAACAGAGCATATGTTGTTAGAGCAGATATAGACTTAGGAGAACTTGAAGCAAGTGCAGAAGCACCAAGTGCAAATCCTTTATCAGGAACATATTGGTTTGATACTGCAAGTTCAAGATATGGCATTCAGCAATGGAATGCAAATCCTATTACAACAACAGGCGGTCAAACATTTACAACAAAAACACCATATGTAATTTACAAGCAAAATGAAGTTGTAGATTATGATGGTGCAGACTATACTCCAAAAGCATCAATAGGTGCAATTGGGTCATACGCTTTAGTTGCAGTAACTACAATTAATAAATTATGGTACAAAAATACAGCAGGAACATGGGTTGAAGTTGGAAGCAACGCATGGACTAAAAGCTGGCCAACTGTTAAAGGATCTGTCGCTAACCCATCCTTTACTGCTGGATCAGATGACATTACAATAAATGGTAGTGTTGTATCAGTAGGAAACAATACTGTTTCAGATGTTGCTACAGCAATTAACAGCGGTATAGGTTTAGGCGGAGAAATTTCGGCAGCCGCAGTTGATGGTTTCTTAGAAATTTACAGCACAGGTGCAAGTTCAGGTGCTGACGATTCTACATTAGGTGGACCTATTGTAATCGGCGGTAACGCAACAAGACTATCAGAACTAGGAATAAGTGCAGGTACATACTATCCACCAGCACTACAAATTTCAGCACATACAAGCGTACCTGAATGGAAATCAGGAGATACATATTCTCGCCCTTCAGGAAGTGTGTGGTTTAAAACAACTGTTCCAAACGGTGGTGCAAATCTTTCTGTAAAATTATGGAATTCAAGCACACTACTATGGGACGAAATAGAAGCACCAGTTTATGATACAGCGGCTAGTGCAATTTACAATTTAGATGCAACTGGCGGTGGAGCAAATCTTGCTATTGGTGATCTATATGCAAAAAGTAATGTAGCGGGTGATGTTACACCTTTGGCAAACTTTACTTTATTCCGTAGACAAGCAAGTGGCGCAACAACTATTACTAGTGCGGCAGTGACTGCAACTGCTCCGGGAGCAGGTGTATATACTTTTACAATGCAAGCAACAGATAGTGCTACATCAGCATATTCATCTAGTGCAACTGTATCTGTAACAGCTACAGGTTCAGCAAGCGGAGATGCAATACTAATTGCTTCAGCTATTACAGCGGCGAATGTCGAACATGTAAGTGCAACAGTAGATTCTGCAAATAGAATTGTTATAACACATGCACTAGGCGGTGAAATAAAATTTGTAGATACAGATAATCTATTAACACTAATTGGCTTTAAACCATTTGATGCTAATGATTCAAGTTCAACTGCAAATCTAGCATATGTAGACGGTACAGGAATTGGAACAAGTCCTAAACAATACCAAGCTACAAACTGGAGAGTATTATCCTACACTGCAAGCGATGATTCAGTAACATCACTAGCAAATGATGGACAACTATGGTACAATTCAATTGTAGACGAAGTTGACATTATGTGGCACAACGGCACAACATGGGTAGGTTATGGTGATTCAACTGCATACCCAAGTGCAGATCCAGCAGGTCCTATTGTTTCAGCTAGTATGCCAACTCAACAAAGCGATGGAAGCGCACTTGTAACAGGTGACCTATGGATTAGCACAGCAGATTTAGAAAACTATCCAACAATTTATCGTTACAATGTTGATGTTTCAGGTACTACTGCACAAAAGTGGGGCAGTCCGTTAGATAAATCAGACCAGACTACAGAAAATGGTGTATTATTTGCTGATGCACGTTATGGTACAGACGGTGGAACTACAACTACAGCACCTGATGGAACAATTGCAGAAATGTTATCAAGCAATTATTTAGATCCAGATGCTCCAGATCCAGCACTATATCCAAAAGGTATGTTGCTATGGAATCTACGCAGAAGCGGATTTAATGTTAAGAAATTTGTGCGTAACTCAATTGACACGTCGGCAGAAAACAAGCGTATGAACGATGCTTCAATGGCAAACTATTATCCACATCGTTGGGTTACAGAATCAGGTAATCAAGCAGATGGATCAGGTAGCTTTGGACGTAAAGCACAGCGTAAAGTTGTTGTGCAAGCGTTACAAGCTGTTGTTAACAACAACGATGCTATTAGAGATGATGAATCAAGATTGTTTAATGTTATGGCAACACCAGGATATCCTGAACTAATAGGTGAAATGATATCACTAAACTATGATAGAGGTTTAACAGCGTTTATCGTAGGTGATTCGCCATTCAGACTAACACCTGATGCAACATCTTTAAATGACTGGGCAACAAACGTTAATACAGCAGTTGAAGATAATGATCAAGGTCTTGTAAG